ACTCGCCCTGCAGGAGGCATTCAACGCCGGCGGCGTGAATATGGTGCAGAGCCTGCCGCAACTGGTCGCCCCGGATGGGACGCGGGTGTTGTTCCAGTTCGGCGTCCGCAACCTGATGGCGGAAACCATGCTCCGGACGCAGTCATCCATGCTGGTGACCAACATCGTAGATGACCAGCGGGAGGCGTTGCGCATCGCCTTCGAGGCTGGGCTGTCGCGAGGGCAGAACCCGACGAAGACCGCGCTCGATGTCGTCGGCAGGGTGGGCCGCGTGACCGGCCGCAGGGAAGGGGGCGTGATTGGCCTCACGTCCCGCCAGGTGGAGTTTATCGAGCGCGCCCGCGAAAGCCTCTCCACGGGCAACGTCGAGGGCATGCGCCGCTATCTCGACATGAAGACAAGGGATCGGCGCTATGACCGGACGGTGGCAAAGGCCATTCGCGAGGGAAAGCCGGTTCCGGATGCCATGGTCTCGAACATCATCGGCCGCCTATCGGACCGGAACCTGAAGCTTCGCGGCGACACGATCGCTCTAGAGGAAACGCGCACGGCGTTGTTCTCGGTTCGTGATGTCGCCATCCGCCAGCAGATCGAGGCGGGCAAGATCACGGCCCAGGAAGTCACCAAGAAGTGGAAGCATAGCGGGTCCGAAAACCCGCGCCTTCAGCACATCGCCCTGTCCATGCAGTCGAAGAAGGAAGGCATCCCACTGGATCAGCCGTTCATCGCGCCGGACGGCACGGCGCTCATGTATCCGCACGCTCCCGGCGTCCCTGCTCGCCATCGTATCGGCTGCAAATGCCGCGTCGAATACGACATCGACTGGGTTGCTGCCGGCCTCCGCCGGTATCGGGCAAGGGTTGCCGCCTGATGGCTTCGCTCTCATTCTCCGCGGCTGTCGCAGGGTGGGCCGAGAAGGTGCCGGAGGCAGTCGAAGCCGTTCGCAACGAGAGCGCGAAGGAAGTGGTGCGGGACATGCAGACGCTTCGCTCGGAAGGCGGGCGGATGCGGTTCAAGACCGGCTTTCTCTGGTCCTCGCTGATGGCCTCGACGTCAGCCATGCCGCGGATCAATCCGGGTGCGCAGCCGGCCGACGGCGGCAGCTACTCGTTCGAATTCGGCCAGGTGGAGGCGGTGATTGCTGGCGCCTCCCTCGATGACACGCTCTACTTCGGTTACACGGCCGCCTATGCGGCGCACCGTGAGTATGGCGCCAACGGCCAGCCGGCTGACGGTTTCGTGCGCATGGCTGCAATGAACTGGAACCAGATCGTCAATCGGAATGCGCAGAAGGTCGGGAAGGCATTCGGCCTTCTGTAGCGTCGTCGCGCATCACCATGGCAGCCTGAAGCGAGAAGAGCGCGAGGCGAGCAGCCTTCAGCGTGTTCTCGCCGTATTCGGTCGCCCCCTTCGCCGCAGCCGCATGCAGCCACAGAAGGTGGAGCAGGTCATAGACCTCTGCGTCGGAGAGTGGGGGCTTTTCGGACATTGAGGAATTGATACATGGCCGTCGGGACAGACGCAATCATCATGGACGCGCTGCTCGGGCATCTGTCGAGCCTCACGTTTTCCCCGGCTCTGGCGATTTCATACCCGGGGGTAGAGTTCCCCGCGTCAGGCCAGGCCAAGCCCGCCAACTATCTGCAGGCGACGTTCCTCCCGAACGTGACCACCAACAGCGAGCTTGGGGCAGGGCAGGAGCAGCACCGCGGGCTCTTGCAGGTCTCGGTCTACTGGAAGAACGGAGCGGGCTTGGTGAAGCCCCTCGAGGCTGCGGACCGCATCATCGACCACTTCGCCAAGGGCACCACCCTCCACGCTGGAGGGCTCAAGATCGTGATCGATCGCAAGCCCTACGCATCGGCCCCGCTGCAAGACGGTGACCGCCTGCAGACGCCCGTGACCATTCAGTATCATTGTTTTGCTGAGTAGAAGAAGGATGCTATAAGAGCGAACCCGCCGAGCATCTCACCTCTCGACGGGTTCTACCAGAGTCAACCTTGTCGGAGGTCAACAATGGCTAATTCTCGTCTATGCTCGATTCCTGATTGCGGCAAGCCTGCAAAGCAGAGGGGCTGGTGCCACGCCCACTATATGAGGTGGCGGAGGCATGGGGACGTTCACAAAACAGCTAAGACGCCAAACGGAGAACGCCGAGAATGGATCGAACGGCACGTCTCCCACAGTGGAGACGAGTGCCTGATCTTTCCTTACGAGCGAGGGCCGAAAGGCAACGCTTCCATCGTGGTCGATGGGAAACACACAAACGTCTATCGGTATATGTGCGAACTCGCGCACGGATATCCGCCACCGGGGGATTACGACGCTGCACATGCATGTGGCATGAGGCATATAGGCTGCATCCATCCTCAACACCTGAGGTGGGCAACGCCTCTTGAAAACATGGCTGATCAGTGGATCCACGGCACTAGGATGAAGGGGCAAGCTGTGCCTCAATCGAAATTGAGCCCTGATGAGGTCCGCGAGATTCGATCTCTTCAAGGTTCTCTGCTTCAGAAGGACATAGCGGCCAAATTCGGCGTCAGCAGTTCTCTCATAGGGTACATCCACTCCCGCAAGGCGTGGGCTTGGATGTAAAGCACCAACATAAGGTTTCTATCGACCCCGCTCCGGCGGGGTTTTTTCATGGAAAGGATCATCCCCATGGCAGGCATCAAGACCACCCTTGCCGGCGCGACCGTGTCTATCAGCACGGCTCCGGTCACGCTCCCCCTCAACGCTGCCGGCTTCGCGGCCTTGACGTTCACGCCGATCGGCTCGGTCGGCAACCTGGGAGACTACGGCTCGGCGCCGAACATCATCAGCTACAACACCTTGGACACGGAAGTGACATCCAAGGCGAAGGGCGTCGAGGATGCCGGCGAACTGTCGATCGAGGTCGCCCGGATCTTCGACGATCCCGGCCAGATCGCGATCCGCGCGGCCGCGGGCACCAAGTACAACTATGCGGTCAAGATCGAATATGCCGACGCTCCCGACGAGGACTGGTCGAACACGATCATGTATGCTGTCGGACCGGTGTCCGGCCCCCAGCTTCTCGGCGGCTCGACGGACGACTTCATCCGGGAAAGCTACTCGGTGGCGTTTACCGACCAGCGCCCGATCTTCGTCGCCCCCGTCAACACGCCTTGAGGTGAACCGTGGATCTTCTCTCCCTTCAGCCCAACACCATCACGCTCGATCTCAAGCATCCTGCGACAGGCGAAGCTCTCGGCGTCTCGGTCGAACTTCGCAGCCTCGAGAGTGACGAGGTAAAGGCCGTCGAGCGCCAGTTGAAGAACAAGGCACTCAAGGGCGGGCGCAACACCGTCACTGCTGAAAAGATCGATGACAACACCATCGCTCTCCTGTCGGCGGCGATCGTCTCGTGGTCCTTCACCGGCGAAGCCAACCTAGGCGGCGACAAGAAGCCCGCATGCAACGAGGCGAACAAGCGCAAGCTGCTCGCTGTGCCGGCAATCGCCAAACAGATCGACGTTGCTCTCGGGGACGAAGCGGCTTTTTTCGCTCCCTCGGAGACCGCCTAAGTCGGGCGGTTTCCATCGCAGTCGAGTTCAATACTCCCGGGTACGAGATGGATCGTGGCCGGGACGGCAAGGACGTCGTCTCCAGGCGGGAGATGTACGAACGCTTTGGGCGCGTTGAGCTGATCCAGGAGCCCGAAGTGCCGGACGAGGGCGAAAGCCTCTGGACGGCCTTCTGGGGACTGAACAGACGCCGTCCGCAAGGGGTGAACGGCCCACAGCCACTTTCATACGCCGAGATCGCCTCCTGGTCCCGCCTTACCGGTGAAATCCTCCTGCGGGAGGAGATCGCCATCCTCACCGATATGGACGACGCCTACCTCGAGGCCCTTGCGAAAGAGCGCGAGGCGCAGCGAGTGGCGAACGAGAAGCCGAAGGGATAGCTCCGATGGATGTGGCACAGCTTGGCATCTCCGTCAGCAGCAAGGGCACCGACAAGGCCACCTCTGACCTCACGAAGCTGACCAATGCAGCGAAGATGGCCGACGCCGCGTCTGATGGCCTTTCCGCTTCCACGAAGAATGCTGGCGCGGCCGCTGCCGCTTCGGCGGGCGGGTTTCAGCAGGCCGCAGCCGCCACGAAGGCATATGCAGCCGCGGCCAACAGCAACGTCAAGCGCATGGGCGGCTCGATGTCCGGCCTCGCCGCGCAGTTCCAGGATATCGGAGTGACTGCCGCGATGGGGATGAACCCCATGATGATCGCGCTCCAGCAGGGCACCCAGATCGCCGGACAGATGGAAATGGCGATGCAGAGCGGGGCGAAGGCGTCGGGTGTGTTCGCCGCCGCCTTCGCATCGCTGCTGTCGCCGGTCACACTCGTGTCGATCGCCCTCACGGCTGTGGCCGCTGCCGGCTTGCAGATGGTTGATTGGACAGGGCTTGCCGCCTCCGGCCTCAACGCCGTTGCCGACATCCTCCAGACCATCGCGCCGTATGCAGCAGCGGCTGCGGCCGGTCTCGCTCTTATGTACGCCCCGGCCATCATCGGCGGCACGGTGCAGCTTATCGCGCTCCTCGGCCGTCTCTCGGTCGCCGCGCTGGGCCTGGCTGCATCCTTCGCCGCCGCGAACCCCGCCGTTGCCTTTGTGATCGGCATCACTGCCGCCGTAGCGGCTGCGAACATCTTCCGGGACGAGCTCACCCAGATCTTCGGTGTCGATATCGTCGGGGCCGCCAAGACCGGCGTGAACTACGTCATCGGCTCGTTCGTCGCCGCGTTCGAAGACATCAAGTTCGTCTGGAACCAGTTCCCGAACATCGTCGGGGCAGCGGCGGTCGGCGCGGCCAATGCCGCTATCTCCGCCATGGAGAAGATGATCAACGCGGCATCCGGGATGCTTAACCAGCTCATCCAGAGCGTGAATGGAGCGCTGGGAAGCCTTCCTGGCGGCTTCCAGATCGGTGAGATCGGCTCCGTTTCATTCGGGCAGATCGAAAACAGTTTCGCGTCAGGTCTGTCGGAAGGTGTCGCGGCGCGGAACAAGGCCGTCTCCGCTGCCCTCAGCCATGATTATCTTGGCCAGATCGGCGGGGCGATCGCTGCCGGCGCGTCGGCTGCATCGTCCAAGCTGAAGGAGCTCGCCAAGGATATCACCGCCGTCGACGACAAGTCGAAGAAGAAGGGCGGCAAGACCGAGGCGGAGAAATACAGCGACATCGTCGATGGTGCGAACCGCCGTATCGCCTCTCTCAAGGCGGAGGAAGCCGCGCTCGGCATGACCGAGCAGGCCGCTCTTGCGCTCAAGTACGAGACGGAACTGCTCAACCAGGCACAGCAGAAGGGCATCAACCTTACGGCGGCCCAGCGTGCGGAACTGTCCGGCCTCGCGAGCGAGATGGCATCAACCGAGATCGCCACGAAGAAGGCGAAGGAAGCGATGGATTTCGCCAAGGGCGCGACGAAAGGCTTCCTGTCCGATCTCAACTCGGGACTGAGGAACGGCGAGGGGTTCTGGAAGAGCTTTGGCAATGCTGCTCTTGGTGTGCTGGACAAGATCATCGGCAAGATCGAAGACGAACTCGTTGATGCGCTCTTCTCGGTCGGCGGAAGCGGAAGCGGAGGAGGCGGTCTGTTCGGCTCAATCTTCGGTGGGTTATTCGGAGGCGGCCGCGGTTCAGGCTTCCCCTCGCGTCCCGGTGTCGGGCTTTACGCTTCGGGTACCGCGTCTGCTCGCGCCGGTATGGCTATCGTTGGCGAAGAAGGTCCGGAGCTTGTCCGGTTCAAAGGCGGGGAGCAGGTGGTGCCGAACCATCAGCTGCGCGCTGCAAACAGCAATGGCGACAGCGCCGGGAATGTCATCAGCGTCAACT